TATTTATCGTCGAACCTGGATTGTTTATCATTGTCCTTAACAAGGCTAACGGCTAATAAGATTATTTCCATCACTTCGTGAGAGCTTCATGCCTTGATTTGATCTCAATTTTCTTTTGCAATGAGACAGGCGCTTCCTGTTGTTATGGTATAGTACCCCGCTATTGAGCCTCCTGAACAGTGATGCTGAACAACATAACCCAATGATATATCGATAAAATAATCTCTACATTTGAAAATGCACGGTAATTCTGAAATGCAAAAAATCAACCAAACCAGCGCAATGCCTGAAAAAACTGACGTTCACTGGAGTGGTCGGTTTAGCGTTGCACCAATGCTCGATAGGATGTATCGTTTTTGAAAAACAATTGGTTATGTGTTTTGTGGGAGCCTATTGGGAACCTATCAAAAGATTTTTTGTCATAACAGTGTCAGATGCAAAACACTGTGATGGTCGCTTTGTTGACATCGCAACTTCTGCAGGTATAATTCGCCACCAATTTGTAACCTGTGTATATGTACAGTCATTTGCTGGTTATAAACACAGTGAATTGCTCTTGCAATCTTCCAAAACTTTTTTGTTCGTGTTAGGTTGAGATAACAGTGATGATACTGTTTGCACATTCAGTGTAATGAGGAGGGTGGTTATGTACAGTCCGGTACAAATAGCCAATAAATTCATAACGTTGGGAAACCAACATCATAATCCTCTGACCCACATGCAACTGCAGAAGCTTACTTATATTGCCCATGGTTACTATTTAGCATTAACAGGTAAGCCTTTGCTCAATGAATGTGTCTCCGCGTGGAAGTACGGTCCAGTTATTCCTGGAATGTACGATGCTTTCAAAGACTATGGGAATAAACCTGTTACGAATGTAGCAGTAGCTCCTTTTGGTGGCATCGTTACTATGGATCCGCAAGCAGAGAGCATTATCGGGGCTGTTTATAAGTTTTACGGCTCGAAAAATGGAATTGAGTTATCAACTCTAACTCATATGCCAGGTACGCCTTGGTCACAAGCTTATAATGGTATTGGCTCGTCAATCATCTCAAATGATGCGATCAAGGCTTATTATCATGATTTATTGAATAACCGACAGCAATGTCAGGGCCTCTGAAAAGTAATATTCAGGGATGACATGTCTCACAATTCAGATATTTATAAACTTATCGGAGCGGCCGCAGGTGTTGAAAATGGTCGCTCTGAAGCATCCTTAAACTCTACTGACAGTCAAGAACAGGTTTTTAAATCTGCATTTGAGCCGTCTAATCATGAGAGCGACGATGATTCTTCTTCAGAAAATAAAGCTATTCTGGAGGCAGAAGAGTTTGGTTCTAATACTGGTGCATTGCATGAGTTTATGCAGCAGAACAGAATGGACAGTCTTCAAGCTCAGCTTGATATGCTCAAATCACAAGTACGGGATAAGATAGCTGACGCAACTGGTAAAGAAATAGACAATGAGCTTCGGACAAAAATGGCCTCATTCACGGTTTGGTTTATGTCGTGTTGGTGCTTATTCGTTGTCGCAATGTTTACATCGTTTCTTATTGCACATGAAGGAAAGCCTCCAGTTGAAGCGATCGTTGCATTACTAGGTACAAGTACAATTAGTATTGTTGGTTTGGTTGGTTTCGTTGTTAGTGGATTGTTCAAATCAAGAAAAGATAGTGATAAAGAAAAATAACCCGTACATATACGGGTTATCCATAGTTTTAGTTTAGTTATATTTTTGTTTTTCCGTTCTGACTTTTTCCCACTCAGCTCGCCCTTCTTCCCGTCTTTTGTCAATATATTCCGCAAGATCCTGAATGTTGATGCAGCGTTTTGCTTTTTGTGATGTACCGATGCGATATGTAGGTACAGGCAACTTACAAGCGTTTGCTTTTGCTTCTGCTGTGGCTGGACTCATACCAAAGTATTTTTGACTAACTGCTGAGAGTTCAATGTTAGGGGTATTGAATTCAGCCATCAGTAAAAACAAGGTGTTCATAATTTTCTCCATCAAAACCGGCTGCACCCGGGAAAATCATAATTCTGTGCTGGTGGCAGGAATTAATTTCTGCCAGATAGCGGAAACATATTTTGCCTGATGACGGGCATCGGCCAGGGCGTTGTGCCGTTCGCCATCGAAAGGCATGTCCATTTTGGGGTCGAATCCGATGGAACGCCCAAGCGTAACGATCGTGCGTACATCGTGGTCATTCCAGTATGCCCACGGGCAGATTTGTCCTGCTCGCTCGTAAGCTCCACGTAAAATTACGTTGTCGAAGGTGGCCCCGTTACCCCAGACTTTTAAATATTTTGTATTGTCTGCATGCTGATTAATGAAATGGCTCAGTTCAGAGAGTGCATCGCTGATCGACAAAGTATCATCAATACAGATTGCAGCTCGTGCTTCAGAGCTCTGTTTCAACCACCACAGGATGGTATCGCCGTCAGGTGTAGCTCCTTGCTTCATAGCACTGTCCAGGCTAACAACCGTATAGAATTCTTGTCCGATGTCTCCGGTTTCTGGAGTGAAGAACACCGCGCCAATGGAAACGATCGGTGCATCCTTATTTTTCCCCATCGTCTCAAGGTCGATCATTAAGTTGTTCATCACTTCACCTCTTGTGATGGTTTTGCTGCAAAATACTCGATACCTTTATCCCAGATAGATTTTATGGTCGACCACGTGACTGGCACTTTAATTTCAATACGTCCGCTCCCGTCACAGGTATCGCAATCATCATCGCCAAAGCATTCCAGGCAGCTTATAAACGTAGTTTCTGAAAATTCACCGGATAGCGCCCCCTTAGCGCCGTTCTCGGCTGTTAGTCTCTTCGGCACCATAACCCAACCATCCGGAGTTACCGGAGAGTTGCCAGACAGTGCGTTCTGCAATCGTTCCAGCTTAACGTATTCCTGAACCCTGTTTCCGTCGCACGCCTGAAGCCATTGCACAGCCTTTTGCGCATCAGTGTGAAAGGCACAAGTGCGACCGTCATCAAATTGCATTTCGTAGAGGTCAGCAACCTGTTTAAACTGCGTTTGTGGCAACTTGTAAGCCTGGCTTGCAGGTACGGCACCATAGAGCATGGCAGCGCGGCAGGCGTTCCAGCCTTCATCAAAACCGACTATGCCATTATTTAAAGACGGACGAGCATCTGGCACCACCGGCACTGGCTTGGCTATATATAGCGGCTGAACATACCAGCCCTTTGATAACCAACTGTCAGCAATGTTTTTACTCCTGGTTATTGCCGGAATACCTAAGCCATTGTCTGAATGCAGCCATGCCACCGGATCCTCTTCCAGCGATGCCAGAGCAATTTCATAAGCACGGCGCTCAACATTGTCTCGCACGTCCATGCTGCTGATTCGTTCTTTGATTTCTTTAATCAGTTCTTTATCGGTAAATGTGGTCATTATGCTCCAGCCTCCGGTGCTTTTGGCATTACTGCCCAGTGAGTGATGTTGACGTTTTCAAGGTCCCCGACCTGAAATATCCACTGCCATTCTCCGGTTTCTTTTTGCCCCCATGTATACCAGAGAGAACGCCAGCCAATCAGCCAGCCTTCTCCATTAGCATCAAATAACAGAACACTTTCATTCGCTGGCGGCAGTTCAGCTGACACTGGTATTACTTTGTTTTCCAGTGCTGCACATTTAGCTTCAAGCGCATCAAATTTACGCACCAGGTATTCAGCATCCGTTTCATTCACTTTCAGATCTCGCGGTACACATTTCCCGCGAAGAAATCCTTCCATTTCGAAAACATTCATGCGCATTTGCGTAACTCCGATAATTCGTTAAAGCGTTCCATAAACATCCCGTAGGCATGGCCTGGAGCCAGTGGAATCACGTTGAACATCTCTGTTGCCGGGATACCTTCCAGTACAGGCCAGAAAGAGCCATCATCAAGCCCGAGATCGCGGCGTTCGGTTGCCAGCATGATGAGATCGGCATATTTCACGGGCGTACTCATAACCGGTGGTAACCCGTATTTCTCACGGATTACGGCGTCTATTTTTTCTTCCATCCGTTTATAGTCAGGAAGAAGGCGTTTCAGTGGTGCGGGAATGTCCTGGCAATACGCTTCTGTTGCATCATGCATTAACGCTTCAAAAGCAAATTCCTGCGGCACCAGCTGGCTGCAAAGAACCGCATGTTGGGCGACGCTGTAGAAGTGCGAAAGATGACCGGCAAAGCGACAGATATTTGAAAGGGAAACCGCGATATCGTTAATATCGATGTCGTCTTTATTTATCCTGTCATAATAAAAATGCTTCCCGGAAAAAGTTTTAATAAATGACATTTTGTTCTCCACGTATATGCGCTGCACCGCGCTGAATTCTGCTAAAAAGAATCCCTCACCATCCGGTGATTATTGAGTTAATTACGTTTCCATAAATGCCCCCGCAGGGGCATTTGCAGTAATGAAATCAGGCGGTGAAAGTACCAATAAAGGTTTCTACTTTGCTGTCTTTGAATTTCTCAACAAGCAGATCACGAAATTCGTTAGCCATTTCTTCCTGCACCGCTTCCAGCTGAATAATGCGCAGAACCAGTACAGGACGATCGCCAGTGATAATGCTGAGGCGTAATTTAAACGGACGTTCTTTCAGACCTTCAAACGGAACGCATTTAAATTCAAATGCCACTGGCATAATGTCTTTGGTCTTCGCTTCGACAGACTCCATCAGGGAGCGTTTGCCGCTGAAGTCATTGTCTTCAAAATCAGCGGTCTGGTTCGCTTCAATTGTGATTTTACGGATCGCCGCAGCCGCTTTGGTTGCCTGAATGGCGTCACCATTAGCATCAAAGCCCACAAGGTAGTCGGCCCAGTCTTCAATCCATTCTGCCAGTGACTTCTGGGAGTTACGCTCGCCATTAACAGACAACAGAGCAGAGAACGGTGCTGTCTTTTTCAGTTTGAGAGTGGCGGTGTTATCTGCGTGACCTGGTTCATCAATAGTACCCAGGTTAAGCACACTGACGGCTCGCATATTATCGGCATCGATAAAGCAGCGGGTGCCTTCATCTGCAAGATCTTTAGAATAACGGGTAAAGTCATCGATGCTGGCAGTGGAAAGTGCACCACGGAAACGGAAACGATTTAAATTAAATTTTTCCAGATCATGAATGCGGAAATTCTCAGGCAATGCCACAGCATCGGCACCAATCTTACTGATAATTTCATTAACACCCTGAGCAGAAATAAGGGCATGGATTTGATTAATTGCGGTTGCGTCTAAGTTCTGAGACATAATAAGTCCTCACTATATAAAGATATTCAGTGATGAGATAAATAATCAGTTTATTAAGAACGATATTAATGACCTGCTGCGCGGAGTTTTCCGTCAGGTTCACCGGCAAGAGTCAGTAATTGTCCCTGGTCTTCCTGCAGAATAGTCAGGCGGCCACCGCGATTGACATACATCGGCGTTTCGGTGGTGTCTTCTTCGGAAATTTTCCCGCGGTTAGTCGGGCGAACATATGAGAGTTTGTGTTTGATTTTCACACGGTTCTCATCAAATGGTTCGATTTCCAGGTTGAGCGAGACCTTACCTTTGGTTTTCGTGTTCATCACACCGGAAGCGACTTCACTGAGAACTGCGCCGATTTTGGTTTCAAATACGCCGCCGTCCAGCTCCCCGATAAATGCCTGCACATCAGTACTGCGTTCGCTAGCCATTTTGCTGCTCCTCATCATATCGACCCTGCAAGGTCGGTTAGTTTCTCCACAAAACAGAGAAGAACACCTGCGGTGGCAGCCGCCCGGATGGATTGTGTTATGAGCCCGTCGTCCGGTGATGCTCTTCTCTGTTTTGTAAAAAGAGCGGTACCAGCCGGAAGCAAGTGTACAAACTGGTACCGCCAAAGCAGTGGCTGTTGTGGTGACCGGTGCTGATCTCCGGCTTGCGGTTATTTCAGACTCTCACGGGCGTTTAATTGCCCCGCCGAACAGCTCTTTTCCGCAATAGCTGCAATGTCTTTCGCGCATCAGCCTGCGCATTCACCACAACGCTGAGAGCACTTAGCCAGTTACGGCACCACACTTTGTCGCGGTTCCATAAATGCCCTCATCGTTGCACCCTGGTCTCTTCCCAGGTGTCAAACCGAACCGCCACGCTGGTTAGGCGTCTTATCAGCATCATCATTGACTTGCACATTCCGGCTACCTGGTTTGTTTGCCCGAGCAAGGAGTGGATTGTCCCCTTTAACGTCCCCAGACCGCTAACGACGCATGTGCCATACGCCGTGTTACAACCAAATTTTGTTTAATCTTGCCTGTGACATGTTTCTTTTAGATACATTATGTATCTCAAGGGTACATTGTCAAGTATAAAAAAACCTGCCGAAGCAGGTTATAAATATTGATTAGGCCTTTATTTTGTATCTTCTTGGTTTTCCTGAGAAAATTACTGTACCAATTATAGAGCAATTACCGTTGATCTTAATGTAAGGTTCAGGCCAGTTTGGGTTTAATGCTTTGAGGTAACGCTGTGTTCCATCTTCTATCAACCGCTTAAAGGTGGTTTCGCCTGTATCGTGCATCAATGCAATAACGTCGTCACCGTGGCAGGCAGGGACTTCAGGATCTACAAAAATCATGTCTCCCGGGCGGTACTCATCAATCATTGAATCACCAATCACCCGCAAGATATAAGTCATTTCGCCACAGGGTACAGGGCAGGGATAAGTTTCTGCTGTGCTCAAATCAACCTCAGAATAGCCAACTTCTTTCCATGCTCCGGCCTGTACCCATGATATGACAGGGACTAACGTTATTTGTTTGTTAGTAATTGAAACATCAGGTTTTTTTGTGATGTTTGTTGTCTGGTGTTCTTGATCAAGCCATCCGACAGGCAGGTCGAAACATTTTTCGATGTGCCGTGCCATGCTGTCACCGATATTTTTAGTAGCACCATCTCCCATAAACCTGCTGGTCTGGGTTGGCTCGCGATCAATCATGGTGGCAAAGGAAGAATTCCCGCCAACACCATCTCTCAGTTTTCTGGCGTTAGACCGCCGGATGTCATGGACTGTTTTCATAACGAAATTAAAACCTTTGTACCGATAGGGTACAAGTATCTTGAAGGTTCATCTCAATCATGTAATATGTATATCGGAGGTACATATTGTATGAAAGCGTATTGGGACTCTTTAACCAAAGAACAGCAGGGCGAGTTGGCCGGAAAAGTTGGCTCAACACCAGGCTACTTACGGCTGGTTTTCAATGGTTATAAAAAAGCCAGTTTTGTGCTGGCTAAAAAACTTGAGCAATGCACGTCAGGTGCAATTACGAAATCTGACTTAAGACCGGATATCTATCCGAAAGATTAACAGAACACCTTCAATTTTTAACCACAGAACGATGAGGCTAACCGTGGGTAAGCATCACTGGAAAGTAGAAAAACAGCCTGAGTGGTACGTGAAAGCTGTCAGAAAAACTATCGCGGCGTTGCCGGGGGGTTACGCTGAAGCTGCTGAGTGGCTGGATGTAACAGAGAACGCTTTATTCAACCGCCTTCGTGCAGATGGCGATCAGATTTTCCCGCTGGGATGGGCAATGATTTTACAGCGCGCGGCTGGCACTCACTACATTGCGGATGCTGTCGCACAGTCTGCTGGTGGGGTGTTTGTATCGCTTCCTGAAATTGAGGAAGTAGAGAACGCCGATATAAACCAGCGCCTGCTGGAAGTCATCGAACAGATCGGGAGTTACTCAAAGCAGATTCGTTCGGCAATCGAAGATGGGGTAGTGGAGCCACACGAGCAGACAGCAATTAATGATGAGTTGTATCTGTCAATTTCGAAGCTCCAGGAGCATGCAGCACTGGTCTACAAAATCTTTTGCGCTCCAGAAAAGAGTGACGCCCGCGAGTGTGCAGCTCCGGGCGTCGTGGCGTTTTGTGTCTGTGGAGAAACTAACGCATGAACAGTTTAACGGCAAATAACCGTTTGTCGCAACAGCTGGTGGTCAGCGTCGCTGAACACCTGTTGTTACGGCATGAATGCAGATTACCAAATCACCTGGCTGTAAGTAACCACAGAGAACTTTACCTGACTGTGGGGGGCGAGTTGTGCAGGAACTTAACCGCTGGTTTCGTGACGGAAGAGGGCTTTATGTCCATGTTATTCGTTGGGAGCCAGAAACACAGCGCGTTATCTATCTTCGCAAAGACTACCCGCATGAGTGCTTTAGTCCTTTGTGGAAATTCAGGCGTGATTTTGTTGAGTGTGAAGGACCACCAGCACATTGATTCTGCCATTCCGGGACGTTACACTGTTCAGGCACCTTATAAAGCGGGTGTCGGGATTGGCGTCCTGGAATTGCATACGGCGACAATTGGCGCGTTAGCGTCTTTTTTGTTGCTACAACTCAGCTATACCCAAATTATGGTGGGCTGGGTGGGGGCACCGAAAGGTGCGCCGGTTTCCGTATGCGCCGGTTACGCCAACCCTGCTCAGTTCACCACCAGCGAAATTGGCGTTTCCGGTGGTGGAAGTTATCCATTGCATACGGAGGCTGCCATCATGGCTACTGTCCCAGCCCTCTCTCGTCTGAATGATGAAGACTTACATAAACTCAGTTATGTAACAACTGCACTACGTGCTCTGCGCAAGGTAACTCTTTCGGATCCGCAGGCGCATCAAGTTCTGGTAGAAACCCTTCTTAACTTGCAGGCTGAACGTATTCGTCTGGCGGATAAGGCTAATTTTCATATTCACCGTCTCCTGAATATCAGCGGAGGGCATCGTCATGCTTAATCCGTTGATCCTCAATATTTGCCGTTTGCTTCAGCGTAAAAAAACATCAATTCCTACAGTTGGGCAGTGGTACACCACGCCTGCAGGGCATGTTCTACGTGTTAGCCTGGTTGACCGTGAATGTCAGAAGGTGATTTGTGAACCGCTGGGCCGTAATTACCGCATCAGTATGCCGCTTATAGCCTTTTGCTCCGGAAAAAACATGAAGCATCTCGGAGGTGCAGCATGAGTATGGAGCTGATGGTTAAAGCGATGAAAATTCGAGTGGGTAATCCATTGCGAAAACTGGTTCTGATCAAGCTGGCTGATAATGCCAGCGATCAGGGTGAGTGCTGGCCCAGCTACCAGCATATTGCTGACCAGTGCGAGATTAGCAAACGTTCTGTGATGAATCATATTGCGGCCCTTTGTGAGTCCGGGCTGGTAAAAAAAGTCACCCGGAAAGGTGAAAAAGGTAACTCAAGTAATATCTATCTCCTTCATCTGGATGGTGCAGGAGATTCACTAGGGGGTAGTGCAAATAATTCACTATCTGGTGCAGCAAATTCACTAGGTAGTGCAGGAGTTGCACCAGGGGGTAGTGCAGGAGATTCACCCAGAACCAGTCACTCTTTTGAACCAGTCAAAGAACCAGTCAATGAACCAATAGCTGTTGGTGCATCAGTTGATGAGTCCGTGCGAGTTCGTTCAAACCGACCGGAATACTCTCCGGAGTTTGAGCAGGCATGGCTGGCATATCCCAAACGTGCTGGTGGCAATTCAAAATCTGCAGCCTTCAAAGCCTGGAAAGCCCGTTTGAATGAGGGAGTAAACCCCGAAACCATGCTGGAAGGTGTGAAACGCTACGCGGGCTGGGTATCTGCGATGGGTAACAGCGGCACACAATTTGTGAAACAGGCTGTCACGTTCTTTGGTCCGGATCGTCATTTCGAAGAATCCTGGGAAGTTCCTGCGGTATCTGCAGCCAGACGTGAGGACCCGTACTTCAAAGCCAGTTACGACAACGTGGACTACAGCCAGATCCCGGCAGGATTCAGGGGGTGATCATGAGTCTTTTGAATGAAGTTCAGAAATTCATTGAAGCCCATCCGGGGTGTACTTCCGGAGACATTGCGGATGCTTTTGCAGGTTACTCACGGCAGCGCGTTCTGCAGTCAGCAAGCAAGTTACGTCAGAGTGGGCGTGTGGCTCACCGTTGTGAAGGAGATACACGCAGACATTTCCCACGCCTGACTGAGAGAGCGCAGGAGCCGGAACCACAACCAGTTCGTGAAACCAAACCTGTGCGCAATTTCTATGTCGGCACTAACGATCCCCGGGTGATTTTGTGCCTGACCCGCCAGGCTGAAGAGCTGGAGTCCAGGGGGTTATACCGTCGTGCTGCAACGGTGTGGATGGCGGCATTCCGAGAAAGCCACTCCCAGCCAGAACGAAACAATTTTCTGGCGCGTCGTGAGCAGTGCTTACGGAAAAGCAGCAAGCGAGCTGTATCGGGTGATGAGTGGTATCTGTCAGGGAATTACGTGGGGGCTTAATGAGTAATAAATATTGCCAGGAGCTGGTGGAACTGCGGAACAAACCAGCCCATGAACTGAAGGAAGTGGGTGATCAGTGGCGCACGCCGGACAACATTTTCTGGGGAATTAACACCCTGTTTGGCCCGTTTGTTCTGGATCTGTTCACTGACGGTGATAACGCCAAATGTGCCGCGTATTACACGGCGGAAGACAACGCGCTGGCGCATGACTGGTCAGAACGCCTTGCGGAGCTTAAAGGTGCTGCCTTTGGTAATCCTCCATACAGCCGCGCCAGTCAGCATGAAGGGCAATACATCACCGGCATGCGTTACATCATGAAACATGCCAGTGCCATGCGTGATAAGGGCGGGCGCTATGTTTTCCTGATCAAAGCTGCCACCAGCGAAGTGTGGTGGCCGGAAGATGCGGACCATATTGCTTTTATTCGCGGGCGTATTGGTTTTGAACTGCCTGCCTGGTTTATCCCGAAGGACGAGAAGCAGGTGCCGACAGGAGCTTTTTTCGCTGGTGCTATTGCTGTTTTTGACAAGACCTGGAAGGGACCGGCAATCAGCTACATCGGGCGCGATGAACTTGAGGCATGTGGTGAGGCGTTTCTGGCGCAGGTTCGCCAGCAGGCGGAAAAACTGGTCAGGGAGATGGCGGCATGACGACGTTAACTCAATGCCAGCAGCAGGTGCTGGATATGCTGATTTCTTACCAGAAAGAACGTGGCTTCCCGCCAACCAATCAGGAGGTGGCAACCATGCTGGGATACCGTTCAGTGAATGCAGCGGTGGAGCATCTTCGCGCACTGGAGAAAAAAGGCGTCATCACGATAAAGCGTGGCGTGGCCCGGGGGATCACGCTTCATACCGCGGTGAAGGACGACGACAGCGAGGCGGTCGGTATCATCCGCGCACTGCTTGCCGGTGAGGAGAACGCCAGGTTGCGTGCAGCCCACTGGTTACATGAGAGAGGCCTGAAAGTATGAAGCTAATCCTGCCTTTCCCGCCCAGCGTGAACACGTACTGGCGACACCCCAACAAAGGGGCATTTTCTGGTAAGAGCCTGATAAGCGCGGCGGGGCGCAAATTCCAGAGCGCGGCGTGTGCAGCAATAGTTGAGCAGTTACGTCGTCTGCCGAAACCAACGTCGGCACCTGCTTCAGTGGAGATCGTGTTGTTTCCGCCGGATAACCGGATCCGCGATCTGGACAACTATAACAAGGCGCTGTTTGACGCCCTGACCCACGCGGGTGTGTGGGAAGACGACAGTCAGGTGAAAAGAATGCTGGTGGAGTGGGGACCGGTTATCCCGGAAGGGAAGGTCGAGATCACTATCAGTAAGTACGAGAAAACGGCGGGTGCAGCCGCCTGATAAAGAGGAGAAACGAAGTATGAATAATCTGATGGTCATTGATGGTATTGAAGTTCGTCGTGATGCTTATGGGCGTTACAGCCTGAACGATCTGCATCGCGCAGCAGTAGCATCTGGTGCAAATGCCAGAACCAAGGAGCCAGGAAAGTTTCTTTCCAGCCAACAGACTGTTGAGCTTGTTCATGAATTGACCAACACCCAGAATTTGGGTGTTGACCCGGTGAGTGTGATTCATGGGGGAAATGAACGGGGAACGTATGTCTGCAAGGAACTGGTGTATGCCTATGCAATGTGGATCAGCCCGTCATTCCATCTGAAGGTGATCCGTACTTTCGATATGGTAACCAGCGCACCGGAAAAATTATCCGGACAGGCTGCTGACAAGATGCAGGCTGGTGTGATTCTGCTGGACTTTATGCGTCGGGAGTTAAACCTGTCTAACTCTTCAGTGCTTGGTGCCTGTCAGAAACTCCAGGAGGCTGTTGGCTTACCGAATCTGGCACCGCGCTATGCCATTGATGCTCCTGCTGATGCACACGATGGCTCAAGTCGCCCGACACTGTCACTGAGTGCACTGCTGAAACAGTATGGTATCCGCCTGACGGCTAATCAGGCATATCACCAGATGGTGAAGCTGGGGATCGTCGAGCAGCGCGAACGATACAGCCGTACCGGGATTAACAACATCAAAAAATTCTGGTCGCTGACGGCGAAAGGCTGCATGTTCGGCAAGAACATCACCAGTCCCGCAAATCCGCGCGAGACGCAGCCGCATTTCTTCGAATCCCGATTCCCTGAGCTGTTAAAGCTGCTCGATACCGTTCATTGAGGTGACCGTGAGAGCACTACTGACCCCTGAAATTGCCCCGCGTATGGGGATCGTATTGTTCAGGCCAGGTTCAGAGCTGATGCCCCTGTTTATGCAGGGGCGTGTCCTGCTGGAGCCTGAGCCAGAACGTTATTCATCTTTCGCCAGTGGTGCCGTTCCGGCGGCATCACAACCGCTGGCGGATGATCCTGCCGTTAGGGCCGTGTTCCGCAATGAGGCAGTGATCCGTCGTGCTGGTGGCGTGGAATGTCTTGAAAGCTGGTTACTTCGTGAAAAAGGCTGCCAGTGGCCTCATTCCGACTGGCACAGCGAGAACATGACCACAATGCGACACGCTCCGGGCGCAATCCGTCTGTGCTGGCACTGCGATAACCAGCTGCGCGATCAGTTCACGGAACGGCTGGAATCAATGGCAACGGATAACTGTGCCCGCTGGGTGTTGTCTGTAGTCCGTCGGGATCTCGGTTTTGATGATAACCATGCCGTGACAATGCCGGAACTGTGCTGGTGGCTGATTCGTAATGACCTTGCGGATGCCTTACCTGAAAGCGCAGCCCGTAAGGCGCTGAGATTACCGAAACCTGTTGTGCCGTCTGTCACCCGGGAAAGTGACCTTGTGCCTTCGGTTCCTGCCACCAGCATCATCCAGGATAAAGCGAAAAAGGTGCTGGCGCTGAAAGTGGATCCGGAGTCGCCGGAGTCTTTTATGTTACGCCCAAAACGCCGCCGCTGGGTTAATGAAAAGTACACGCGCTGGGTTAAGACACAGCCGTGTGCATGTTGTGGAAAGCCTGCTGATGATCCCCACCACCTGATAGGCCACGGTCAGGGTGGAATGGGTACAAAAGCGCATGACCTCTTTGTGTTGCCTTTGTGCAGAAAGCATCACGACGAGCTGCATGCGGATACCGTGGCATTTGAAGAAAAGTATGGCTCTCAGCTGGAGCTGATATTTCGTTTTATCGATCGTGCGCTGGCAATTGGCGTATTGGCGTAAGTGGAGAACGAGCATGAACCTTGAAGCCTTACCAAAATATTACTCCCCAAAATCTCCAAAATTGAGCGATGACGCACCGGCGACAGGCTCAGGTGGTTTAACGATTACGGATGTGATGGCTGCGCAGGGGATGGTGCAGTCGAAAGCACCGCTTGGGTTTGCCTTATTCCTGGCAAAAGTTGGTGTTCAGGATCCTCAATTTGCGATTGAAGGTCTGCTCAATTACGCGATGGCACTGGATAACCCGACATTGAACAAATTGAGTGAAGAAACCCGGTTACAGATCATCCCTTACCTTGTGAATTTTGCCTTTGCTGATTATTCCAGGTCTGCGGCAAGTAAGGCTCGCTGTGAGCATTGTGCTGGTACTGGATTTCATAATGTATTGCGCGAAGTGGTGAAACACTCCAGAAGCGGGGAATCTGTTATCAAGGAAGAGTGGGTGAAGGAACTATGTCAGCATTGTCATGGTAAGGGAGAAGTCAGCACAGCGTGCAGAGGGTGTAAGGGTAAAGGTATTGTCCTGGATGAAAAAAGGACCCGGCTTCATGGCACACCTGTTTATAAGATTTGTGGGCGTTGCAATGGAAACCGGTTTAGCCGTTTACCAACCACACTAGCGCGGCATCATGTCCAGAAGCTGGTACCAGACCTGACAGATTATCAGTGGTACAAAGGATATGCAGATGTCATTGATAAACTGGTTACAAAGTGCTGGCAGGAAGAAGCATATGCTGAGGCGCAATTAAGAAAAGTGACGAGATAAATGATTTTCGCCGAAGATGGCGACATAATGCTTGCATTTTTCAAAAAATATGGATAAGATTTTTCCAACGATGGGCTTTGTATGTCTACCGTTGATAAGATTTAAGAACCCGCCGCTGAGCGGGTTTTTTTGTGCCTTGATGTTGGCAGTACGGTAAACACGCTGGTGGTCGTGAATACTGACTTTTTATCTTGCTGGCTTTTTAGACAAGAGTTATTGGTATGTCATGTTAACCAGAAGGAAAAAGGCATGCTAAAACAGCAAGATATGACAGAAACGGCGAAAGTTGTTTTTAATGAATTAAGCATCGAACCGGCAACAGTCGGGGAGATTGCACAAAACACATATCTTTCACGCGAACGCTGTCAGTTAATACTGACCCAGTTGGTTATGGCGGGGCTGGCAGATTACCAGTTCGGCTGTTACAGACGCCTTCAGCAATGAAGGACTTTTAATTTGTGAAAATGGGCGGCTGGTGGGTGTTGGTAGCACCTGCCAGCCATTCGCTCATGCTTACTGGTCACAAGCGAACCACGGCCCACTGCTTTAGCGCAAAAGCAGAGTGAGCCTACCAGAGTTACGCTTACTGATCCATGAAAAATACTGTAAAAATAAACAGTGTTGATTTAATCAACGCTGATTGCCTGCATTTTATTCAGTCCCTGCCTGATGATTCCATTGACCTGATTGTTACCGATCCGCCGTACTTCAAGGTGAAACCCAACGGTTGGGACAATCAGTGGAAAGGGGACGAAGATTACCTTAAGTGGCTGGATCACTGTCTGGCCCAGTTCTGGCGGGTGTTGAAACCTGCCGGAAGCCTTTACCTGTTCTGTGGACATCGCCTGGCATCTGATATTGAGATCATGATGCGTGAACGTTTCAACGTGCTTAACCATATCATCTGGGCGAAGCCGTCCGGACGTTGGAATGGGTGTAATAAAGAAAGTCTGCGTGCATATTTTCCTGCCACAGAGCGCGTTCTGTTTGCTGAACATTACCAGGGGCCATATCGTGGCAAAAGTGACGGCTATGCGGCAAAAGAAAGGGAACTCAAACAGCACATAATGGCACCGCTGATATCGTATTTCAGGAATGCTCGTGCCGAACTGGGTATAACGGCAAAACAAATTGCCGAAGCCACAGGTAAGAAAAATATGGTTTCCCACTGGTTTGGTGCCAGTCAGTGGCAGTTGCCGAATGAGGCTGACTACCGGAAGTTACAGGCACTGTTTTCCCGTATAGCGGCAGAGAAGTTTCAGGAACAGCAACTGGAACAACCACACCACCAGCTGGTGGCATCTTATGATTCACTGAATCGCAAATATTCTGAATTGCTGGATGAGTTTAAATCACTCCGGCGCTATTTCTCCGTATCAGTCTCCGTGCCTTATACCGATGTCTGGACGCATAAGCCCGTTCAGTTCTATCCGGGTAAACATCCGTGCGAGAAACCGGCGGATATGCTCCGGCAAATAATCAATGCCAGTAGTCGACCAGGCGATCTGGTTGCTGATTTCTTTATGGGATCCGGTTCCACAATAAAAGCAGCAATGGCGCTGGGGCGTCGGGCGTTAGGTGTTGAACTTGAGTCAGAGCGGTTTAATCAGACGGTGAAAGAGGTAAGTGAACTGGTGGGGAAATAATTCTGGTGGCCACGTTGCGTGGCCTTTTTATTTCCAACACAGCACCCGCAAATATCGCGAGGTGAGAGATGACGAAATGCCTCATAACCCAAATACCTGGCCGGACTGGCTGGAGTTGTTTCAGAGCTGGTGGCGTGGAGACACACCGCTGGGTGCAGTGATTATGTCGATCGTTATGGCTGGTTTGCGCATCGCCTATTTTGGCGGTGGTGGTGGCTGGAAGCGAAAAACGCTCGAGATTTTGCTATGTGGCGCTCTGACGCTGACCTTTGCATCCGCTCTTGAGTATGTCGGATGGCCTAAATCGCTTTCTGTTGCCATTGGTGGTGGCGTGGGGCTGATCGGTGTCGATGCTATTCGTGGGGCTGCAATGCGAGTAATCGGTAACAAATTTGGTAGCTCGAAGGAGTAATTTATGCAGGCACTAAATTCCCAGCGTAAAGCTTTCCTGGATATGGTGGCATGGTCAGAAGGAACGGATAACGGGCGACAACCGACACGTAACCACGGTTATGATGTTATTGTTGGTGGCGAACTGTTCACTGATTACTCCGATCACCCTCGCAAACTTGTCACGCTAAACCCCAAACTCAAATCAACAGCCGCCGGACGTTACCAGCTTCTTTCACGCTGGTGGGATGCTTACCGTAAACAGCTTGGCCTGAAAGATTTTTCTCCAGAAAGCCAGGACGCTGTAGCTCTGCAGCAGATTAAAGAGCGTGGTGCTTTACCGATGATTGACCGCGGCGATATTCGTCAGGCAATCGACCGTTGCAGCAATATCTGGGCTTCGTTGCCGGGGGCTGGTTACGGTCAGTATGAACATAGAATCGGTGACCTGATTGCCCGATTTAAAGAAGCGGGTGGGGTGGTAAATGAAGCTGAGATATAAGCTGGTTATTGTTGCCTTCTTTGTTACCGTCATCGGTTCTTTTATCTGGTCTGCCGGGCATTACTACAGCAAATATCAGCACGAAAAGGAGCGTGCTGATGAGGCTGTACGAAATGCTGAATCAGCAACTGCCATTACCCGTAACGTTCTGCAATCACTGCAAATCGTCAATACAGTTCTGGAGGCTAACCAGCATGCAAAACAGCAGATCGCACTGGAGTCACAGAGAACCCAGGAAGATATCAAAGTGGCTGTTGCGGATGATGATTGTGCTTCACGTCATGTGCCTGCTGCCGCTGCTGACCGGTTGCGGAAGTACGCGAACAGTTTACGTACCGATTCCGGCGGTACCGTTGCCAGCAAGCCTGACTACTGAAACTCCCCAGCCAGTCATTCCCGAGCCGCTGACCTATGGGGCCAGTCTGGATCTGAATGTGAGCCTGCTTTCGGCGTTGGGACAATGCAATATTGACAAAGCGGGGATTCGAAGTATCGAGATGCGCCGTAACGCTTTGCTGGCAGCAGTCAAATAGTCCGGATAAAGAACAGGAATATATTTATGCCCCCTCGAACTCCAAAAGCCTGCCGCGTTCGCGGCTGCCGTAATACCACGACAGACCCGTCAGGCTACTGCGAAAGCCACAAAAGCGAAGGCTGGAAGCAATACAAGCCAGGACAATCCCGTCATCAGCGCGGTTATGGTTCGAAGTGGGATGTTATCCGCGTGCGTGTGTTGAAGCGTGACAAAGGACTGTGCCAGTTGTGCCTGCGTGCTGGTGTGGTGCGTGAGGCGAAAACTGTTGACCACATCATCCCTAAAGCGCATGGCGGCACTGATGCCGACTGTAATCTGCAGAGCCTGTGCTGGCCGTGTCATAAGGCGAAGACGGCCCGTGAACGGTTGAAGTGATAATGATTCTCAACTGCCTGAGGGGAGGGGCGGGTCAAATCCCTGCGGCCTGACGTCTTCCGGACTGCCCGCCCCATCGTTTTTTTATACCCGCGAAAAATGAAATTTAACCAGGAGTGCCGCATATGGCTGGAACGGCGGGGCGTTCCGGGCGTCGCCCCAAGCCAACGGCGCGCAAGGCGCTGGCCGGAAACCCCGGCAAGCGAGCCCTGAATAAAGATGAACCTGTTTTTACGCCCATCAAAGGTGTTGAGCCACCGGAGTGGTTCGCTGAAGAAGATCTCCCTCTCGCCACGATCATGTGGCAACTGACAACCAAAGAACTCTGCGGTCAGGGCCTGTTGTGCGTGACTGACCTGGCGGTGCTTGAGCGGTGGTGCGTGGCCTATGAGTTCTGGCGACGTGCCGTGAAAAATATTGCCATACAGGGCAACACCATCACCGGTGCAATGGGTGGCATGGTCAAAAATCCGGAGCTGACCGCCAAGAAAGAACAGGAGTCCGAGATGAGCAGCACGGGGGCAATGCTCGGACTCGACCCCAGCAGCCGCCAGCGTCTGATTGGCCTGGCGGGGCAGAAGAAAGCCACTAACCCGTTTCTGAAAATCATCGAGTCATGAGCCGGAAATCTTACCCCAACGTAAATGCTGCCAATCAGTATGCCCGTGATGTTGTGCGCGGAAAGATTGTGGCCTGCCAGTTTGTGATTCAGGCCTGCCAGCGCCATCTTGATGACCTGATGGCGGAAAAAAGTAAGTCGTTTCGTTACCGCTTCGACAAGGACCTGGCTGAACGGGCCGCGAAATTTATTCAGCTGTTGCCGCACACCAAGGGTGAGTGGGCATTCAAGCGGATGCCCATCACGCTGGAGCCGTGGCAGCTCTTTGTGGTCTGCTGTGCGTTTGGCTGGGTCAATAAAGGGTCCCGGCTGCGCCGCTTCCGGGAGGTGTATACCGAAATCCCCCGTAAGAACGGCAAATCGGCAATCTCTGCCGGTGTTGCCCTGTATTGTTTTGCCTGTGATAACGAGTTTGGCGCGGAAGTGTATTCCGGTGCCACGACGGAGAAACAGGCGTGGGAAGTCTTTCGTCCGGCGCGACTGATGTGTAAACGCACACCCATGCTGACGGAAGCGTTCGGGATTGAGGTTAACGCCTCAAACATGAATCGTCCGGAGGATGGCGCGCGGTTTGAACCGCTGATCGGTAACCCCGGTGATGGTTCATCACCCCACTGTGCGGTGGTGGATGAATATCACGAGCACGCCACCGATGCGCTTTACACCACGATGCTTACTGGGATGGGGGCGCGACGTCAGCCACTGATGTGGGCCATTACTACTGCCGGGTACAACATTGAGGGGCCGTGCTACGACAAGCGGCGGGAAGTTATCGAGATGCTCAACGGTTCGGTACCCAACGATGAACTGTTCGGGATCATCTATACCGTTGACGAAGGTGATGACTGGACCGACCCGCAGGTGCTGGAAAAAGCTAACCCGAATATTGGGGTGTCGGTTTATCGTGAGTTTTTGTTAAGTCAGCAGCAGCGTGCGAAAAATAACGCCCGTCTGGCAAACGTCTTTAAAACAAAACACCTCAATATCTGGGTGTCGGCGCGTTCGGCGTATTTCAACCTGGTGAGCTGGCAGAGCTGCGAGGATAAATCACTGACTCTTGAGCAGTTCGAGGGGCAGCCGTGCATTCTGGCCTTTGACCTGGCGCGTAAGCTGGATATGAACAGCATGGCGCGACTTTATACCCGCGAGATTGACGGTAAAACGCATTACTACAGTGTGGCCCCGCGTTTCTGGGTACCGTATGACACGGTGTACAGCGTCGAGAAAAATGAAGATCGCCGGACAGCCGAACGCTTTCAGAAATGGGTGGAAATGGGCGTCCTGACCGTTACCGATGGTGCAGAGGTGGATTATCGCTACATCCTCGAAGAGGCCAAAGCGGCGAACAAAATCAGCCCGGTCAGCGAGTCACCCATCGACCCCTTCGGGGCGACCGGGCTGTCACATGACCTTGCTGATGAAGACCTGAATCCCGTCACTATCGTTCAGAACTTCACCAATATGTCCGATCCGATGAAAGAGCTGGAAGCGGCGATTGAATCGGGGCGTTTTCATCATGATGGCAATCCCATCATGACCTGGTGTATCGGCAACGTGGTCGGCAAAACCATTCCGGGTAACGATGATGTGGTGAAGCCCGTCAAAGAGCAGGCGGAAAACAAAATTGATGGTGCAGTTGCGCTGATTATGGCGGTTGGCAGAGCCATGCTGTATGAGAAAGAAGACACTCTGTCTGACCACATTGAGTCCTATGGGATCCGCTCGCTTTAACTGAGGTAATTATGATCATGCTGATTTTCGCGCCTCTGGTGGGCGTGCTGGGTGTGCTTTTGCTGGCGTATGGTGCCTGGCTGATTTATCCCCCGGCGGGTTTTGTTGTTGCCGGGGCGTTGTGCCTGTTCTGGTCGTGGCTGGTGGCGCGATATCTCGACCGTACACAGTCGTCTGTCGGCGGAGGTAAATAGTGTTCTTTTCGGGATTATTTCAACGGAAAAGTGACGCACCGGTGACCACGCCAGCAGAGCTGGCGGATGCTATCGGGTTGTCCTACGACACCTATACCGGAAAGCAGATCAGCAGTCAGCGGGCCATGCGACTGACGGCGGTTTTTTCCTGTGTCAGGGTGCTGGCGGAGTCGGTCGGGATGTTGCCCTGCAACCTGTATCACCTGAACGGCAGCCTGAAGCAGAGAGCCACTGGCGAACGTCTGCATAAGCTGATTTCCACGCATCCCAATGGCTATATGACGCCGCAGGAGTTTTGGGAGCTGGTGGTCACCTGTCTGTGCCTGCGGGGAAACTTTTACGCCTACAAAGTGAAAGCATTTGGCGAAGTGGCTGAACTGCTGCCCGTCGATCCCGGCTGTGTGGTACCGAAGCTTAACAGTAGCTGGGAGCCGGTCTATCAGGTCACATTCCCGGATGGCTCCACGGATGTGCTGAGCCAGGAAGATATCTGGCATGTGCGCACGCTGACGCTGGACGGACTGGTGGGGCTGAATCCCATCGCCTATGCCCGCGAGGCAATATCGCTGGCGGCAGCGACCGAAGAGCACGGGGCCAGACTGTTCAGCAATGGTGCGGTGACGTCGGGTGTGTTGCGTACAGAGCAGACGCTGTCAGATCAGGCTTATGAGCGCCTGAAGAAAGATTTTGAGGAGCGTCACACCGGGCTTGGCAATGCTCACCGCCCGATGATCCTTGAGATGGGGCTGGACTGGAAGTCGATGGCGCTGAACGCCGAGGACAGCCAGTTCCTGGAAACCCGCAAGTTTCAGCTTGAAGAAATCTGTCGTCTGTTCCGGGTGCCATTGCACATGGTGCAGAACACCGATCGCGCCACCTTCAACAATATCGAAGAGCTGGGGCTGGGATTTATCAACTATTCACTGGTGCCGTATCTGACCCGCATTGAGCAGCGGATCAACACCGGACTGGTACGAAAAAGTAAGCAGGGCGTTTATTACGCCAAATTTAACGCCGGGGCCTTACTGCGCGGGGATATGAAGTCCCGTTTTGAAGCCTACGCTACCGGGATCAATTGGGGAATTTACTCTCCCAATGACTGCCGCGACCTGGAAGATATGAATCCGCGTCCCGGTGGTGATGTCTATCTCACACCGATGAACATGACCACGAAACCCTCCGATGGCAGTAAAGCCGGTAAGCAGAAGGATAACGCCAATGCAGACGAAACAACGTCTTGATGTACCGCTGAGTCTGAAATCTGTCAGTGACTCCGGTGAGTTTGAAGGGTATGGCTCCGTCTTTGGTGTAAAGGACAGCCACGATGATGTGGTGATGTCCGGGGCATTTGCTGCTTCCCTGCGGGCGTGGAGTGACAGAAAAGCGTTACCTGCGCTGCTCTGGCAGCACCGCATGGATGAGCCCATCGGTGTTTACACCGAAATGAAGGAAGACGATGTCGGGCTTTACGTCAGGGGGCGGTTGCTTATTGATGATGATCCCCTGGCAAAACGCGCACATGCACACATGAAGGCCGGTTCGTTAACCGGCCTTTCTATTGGGTACGTCCTGAAAGACTGGGAATACGACCGGACGAAAGAAGCCTTTTTGCTGAAAGAAATCGACCTCTGGGAAGTCAGTCTGGTGACGTTTCCGTCTAACGACGAGGCGCGGATCAGCGACGTCAAGAACGCGCTGGCCCGCGGGGAAATCCCTGAACAGAAAAAAATCGAAAGAGTCCTGCGTGATGTCGGACTCTCCCGTACCCAGGCCAAAGCATTCATGGCCGGGGGCTATGGCGCACTGTCCCTGCGCGACGCTGAGGATGTGGGCTCTGCACTGAATGCACTGAAAAATCTGAACTTCTAATCAGGAGAAATACGATGGCGGTTGATATTAAAGATGTCGAACAGGTCGCGCAGGAGCTGCAGCAGAAGTTTGACGACTTCAAGGCAAAGAACGACAAGCGCGTGGATGCGATTGAGCAGGAAAAAGGCAAGCTTGCCGGGCAGGTGGAAACCCTGAACGGGAAACTCAGCGAGCTGGAAAATCTCAAAAGCGATCTTGAAAAAGAGCTGCTTGAGCTGAAACGTCCGGCAGGTGGTGCGCAGAATCAACTGGCCACCGAGCATAAAGAAGCGTTTGTGGGCTTCCTGCGTAAAGGCCGTGAAGATGGTCTGCGTGATCTGGAGCGTAAGGCATTGCAGGTGGGTACCGATGAAGACGGTGGCTATGCCGTGCCGGAAGCGCTGGATCGCAACATTCTTACCCTGCTGAAAGATGAAGTGGTGATGCGTCAGGAAGCCGCGGTGATCACCGTTGGCGGTTCCGACTACAAAAAACTGGTGAATCTGGGCGGTACGGCTTCCGGATGGGTTGGGGAAACGGATACGCGATCCCAGACTGCCACCTCCAGACTGGAGCTGATTGAACCTCTCATGGGGGAAATCTACGGCAACCCGCAGGCTACCCAGAAAATGCTGGATGATGCCTTTTTCAACGTGGAGGCCTGGATCAACAGCGAGCTGGCAACCGAATTTGCCGAACAGGAAGAAATTGCCTTTACCTCCGGCGATGGTACCAAGAAGCCGAAAGGGTTCCTGGCGTATGAATCCACTGATGAAACCGATAAGGTCCGGGCGTTCGGCAAACTTCAGCATATTGTATCCGGCGAAGCGACGGCGGTGACCGCAGACGCCATTATCAAACTGATTTACACGCTGCGTAAGGCACACCGCACTGGCGCGAAGTTCATGATGAACAACAACAGCCTGTTTGCCATCCGTCTGCTGAAAGACACCGAGGGTAACTATCTGTGGCGTCCTGGGCTGGAACTGGGGCAGCCGTCCTCTCTGGCGGGTTACGGTATCGCTGAAAACGAGCAGATGCCGGATATTGCCGCTGATGCGAAAGCCATTGCATTTGGTAACTTCAAACGGGGTTACACCATCGTTGACCGTATCGGTACCCGCATTCTTCGTGATCCGTACACCAATAAACCGTTTGTCGGTTTTTATACCACCAAGCGCACCGGCGGGATGCTGGTCGATTCGCAGGCCATCAAACTGCTGAAGATTGCAGCGGCGTAATCACTCAGGGGCGCGGAACCGCGCCCCCTGTTCTGACGGGTGAAGAATCATGATCCTGAAACAAGATCTGAAATGGTCACCGGACGGTATGCGTGTTGAGGTCATTCGGGCCGGTGAGTATGACGACGGGGCGCTTCCTGCCCGGGTGCAGGAGATTGCACTTCAGGCCGGGTTAGCAGAGCGCGGAACCAGTGCAAAAAGCAGTAAAGCGACAAAAGAGAAAAAAGCCACGACCAGTAAAGAGGGCTGAGTATGCTTCTGACAATGGAAGAGATTAAAGCCCAACTCCGGCTGGATGAGGATTTCGATGCTGATGACCGCCATCTGCAACTGCTGGCCTGTGCGGCGCAAAAGCGGACGGAAACGTATCTGAACCGGAAGCTCTATGCACCGGATGAAACCATTCCGGACAGCGATCCGGACGGGCTGCACCTGCCGGATGATATTCGTCTGGGGATGCTGATGCTTATCAGCCATTTTTACGAAAATCGCTCGTCGGTTACAGACGTTGAGAAAATGGAGTTGCCAATGAGCTTTAACTGGCTTGTCGGCCCGTACAGGTATTTCCCGCAATGAAAATTCGTCAGGCGCAGACCAGCGCAACCTACATTCTGCCGGACCCTGGTGAACTGAATAAACGCGTCCTGATCCGCCAGCGGGTGGATATGCCCGCGGATAACTTTGGCGTGGAGCCTCAATACCCGGTTGCGTTCCGGACATGGGCGAAGGTTGTCCAGACCAGTGCCACCACCTGGCAGGAAACCGCGCAGACCGGGGACGCCATCACCCATTACATCACCATTCGTTACCGCCGGGGGATCACCGCTGATTATGAGGTGGTCTGCGGTGACAGTGTGTACCGGGTGAAACGTCAGCGCGATCTGAACGGGGCGCGGCGCTTTCTGCTGCTGGAGTGTACGGAGCTGGGCGAATGTAGGCAGAGTCACGGAGGCAACAATGACGACTTCCTTTTTGCACGTTGATTTTCAGCAGCCCGCGGAGATGCGCTTTAACCGCGCCCGTGTCCGGCGGGCGTTTGTCACGATTGGTCAGCGTCATATGCGTGATGCCCGTCGGCTGGTGATGCGCCGTGCGCGGTCGGCACCGGGTGAAAACCCCGGTTATCAGACCGGACGCCTGGCACGTTCGATTGGTTACATGGTACCCAGAGCCAGTAAACATCGCCCTGGTTTTATGGCACGTATAGCCCCTAACCAGCGTAATGGAGAGGGAAACCGCCGTATCACCGGTGATTTTTATCCGGCTTTTTTGTTCTATGGCGTGAGGCGAGGGGCAAAGCGTCGTCGC